GCCGCCTGCTGCTGCGCCTGCGCTGCCGCCGAACGATGCATTCTGGAAGCCACCGCGACCTGCACCGCCAGCGTTGCCGCCCTGCACATACGACTGGAAATCAATCAGCGCCTCGAAGACGCCCTGACGGATTATCTTGACGCCTTCGTCACGACTGCCGCCAGCGGGATCAATCCTGCCAGACTGCGCAGGAATGAATTGCTCGGGGCCATTCTCACCGACAGTGTAGCCAGCGCCACCCCACACCTGACCGCCAGCGCGACGACCGGGGCCAAGTCGGCTGCGACCGTACTCCAGAAGCGAGCCACGGTTCCTGCGCTGCTCGTTCGACGCGCTGCTGCTACCAAAGCGATCAGCGAAGCTGTCGTTGCCAGCCGCCGCGTCAGCGCCCTTGCCTTCAGCCGCTTCCTGATCGCGTCGCTGCTTCTTCCAACCGAACGGATCGAAGTCGTCGCCGGTCCCCGGCAGCTTGCTGACCAGACGACCCATCAAGTCGGCGTTGGGATTGTTGCTCTTGCCAAGCCACTGATCCCACCAACTGTCGAGCTTATCGAGCAGCGACAGAAGACCCTGAAGGTCTTTCATGTCCTGCGTCAGCTTCGGGAATATCCCGGTGCCAGCCTTGGTGATGAGTTGATCCCATGCCGCGCCGAGATCGACCAGACTGCCAGCGAACTTCTCTGCTGCTTCCTCTTGCTCCTTCGTCAGCGGCTTCAACCGCTTCATCGCGGTTTCGTACTGCTCGAATGACAGCCGCGTTTTATCCGCGCCGATGCCGACAGCGTCGAACCACATCTTGGCTTTGAAGCCAGACGGGTCTTCCTTCATCAACTCATCTTTGGTTGCGAAGGCGATGCGCATCTTGTCGAGTTGGTTTGTCGCCGCCTGCATACGCTGCACGACGGGGCCAGCACCAAGCGCATACAGTTCGTCACGCGCGCCGCCGATGTTGTACTTCAATCCATCGGTGGTCTTCTTGAATGCTTCCATGCCGCTCTGCATCGAAGCCGCAGAGATGCCAACCTTCTCGGCTGCGATACCCCAAGCACGGAGATCGCGTTCGGATACGCCAAGCTCCTTCGAGGCGTACTTGAGTTCGACAACCTTCTTTGCCGAATTGATGAGTGTGACGGAGAGTGCAGCAATGGCACCAGCGGCACCGGCAGCGCCGAGACCCAGACCGCTAAGGGCAGGGATTACCTGCGTGATGTCGCCGCCAACTTTTCTGACGACCTGACCGAACTTGCCGAAGTCGTCGGACATGGTCTTGATGCCGCGACCCTTCTGCGGCATCAGACCAAGCTCGCGGCCCATCGTCCGAATGTTAGCGAGGAATTCCTCGTTAACAATCGTTGCCCTTAGACGAAGGACATCTTCGTTCGCCATAAACCAACTTCCTTACTTCGGCGGTCGCTTTGCTTCAGCAATCGCCAGTAGCCTGTCGGTCCAGATCATGTGCTCGGACACTTCGTCCAGTGTCATCGCTATGAATTCAGCCGGGGGACGTGAATAGAACTTCGCAAGGCGATAGCAGTTTAGGATGGCATCGCCTGTACGCCCGGAGGGAAAAAACCCATTAGCGCATGTGCACAAGTAGACCAGTCTTCCGCGTCCATCGACTTGATCGTTGAGGGCGGCACCGCTGCCAGCGTCGCCATCATGTCGCCCATCGCCGGAGGATTGGGACGGATCAGCCCAGTCGTCCAGTCGATGTGGATCGGGTAGTTGTCGCCAAGCGCCATGATGTCTCCACCAGTCGGGCGACGGAAGGTGATCTTCTTGAGCATCTCGCCGTTCGCCATCACTGGCGTCTCAAGCTCGATGGTGATCTCCTTCTTGCGATCCGGCTTCACAACCGGAGGCGGGTCCGTCTTCACCGCTTCAGGTTTACGTGCTGCGTTCGTATCCGCCATTTTGGTAGTCTCCGTCTCGCGAAGCGTGATTGCTTCGCGCCTACTTCATCTCATCGCACTGCAAGCCTTCCCAGCGAATGCGGAACTGGCCGTCGTGCGTGTTGATCTCGATTGGTCCCTTCGTCCACGCGTTGCGCAGCACATACGCCGTGCCGTTCACCAGTTCAGCGGTGATCGTCGCGTTGATGATGCCTTCGAGGAATTCGGTTGAGACCTCCGGCTGCGTCGAGAGATCGCATTCGATGTAGGGGACGCGCGGCAATTCCTGATAGCCGTGCACCTGATCCTGACCGGCAATGCCGGTTCGCTCGACCGCCGAAGATGAGACGGTGAGATTGCCCTTGAGCGGATACATCGCACTGTCAACCTTGACGTAGGCGGTGCCTGCTATCGGTCCTTGCGGCATGTTCGTTCTCCAGTTTCACTTCGGGAAGAATGAACCGGATATTATTCGCCACGATGCCAAGCACACAAGGAGCACTCGCCTGCAAGTCGAGCAGTGCAGCACGCCTCAACTGATGCGACAGCCGATGGCGATTGAAGACCGACCGGGATCGGAAACGAAGCCCTTCGGCAGTACGCGCTGCAACAACTGCGCGGACGGGTACAGTTCCTCGATACAGGATTGGTCGCCGTGCTTCTGGTGCTTGTTCATCAAATGCCCGCGCCGCTGCTCGAAGCGACGCCAGACGAAGTCGCCAAGCAGGACGCCAAGCACCATCACGCTCGAATTGTATTTGCAGACGCCGACGTAATTCGCGCAGATGGAAAATTCTCCGGGCACATCTGCCAGTGGAGAGATGTCCCCAACGACGCTCACGGCGAGATCGAGGAAAATTATTTTTTTACCCGCGCGCCATTGCGGCTCGAATAGCATCAGCCTTCCCCACCAGCCGGGAAGCTCGGCAATGCTGATGTCGATGAAGGCGACGCCGCTGCATCGCTCTGGCTGATCGGTCAAGCAGACCATCGTGTGAGAGCGAGACAGGTTCGACGCGACCGCGTTGCGCAGCTTGGTGACATCCTCGATGGGATGCTGCGCTCCTCTAACGCAGGCGACGATCAGGTCAGCCATCGTCCAAGTCCCTGCCGCCCTTCCTTGCGAGTGCGATACCAAAGACGCCGATGATCCCGCCCAGAAACAGTGCCGTGACAACCCATACCGCGCACAATGGCCGCTCCTCACTCCGAGTTGAGTATCCTCACGCCGTCAAGCGTCGTCACCTTCTGGAAGCAGTTGATCGAGGATGTCGGACACGCATTGACGACACTGATGCCGCGCTCGATCAGATGCGGCACCAGTACAGTGAAGTGCCGCGCGCGCTTCTCCCATTCCTCGCCTTCATGATCGAAGCCGAACAGAACGATCTGCCGCGCGCGCTTGTGTATGCAAATCTGCATCGAGCCGAATTCACAGGTGACGCCGTTGATGACGCTCGGATCGTTTGATACTTCGACCGCTGGCACATGCCTCAAGCGCGTGACGTTCTTCGACTGCGGCGCGATGCCGTTCGCCGTTGCCCAGTATACGCGCGCCTGCACGTCATCGAGATTGTCCCACTCACCGATGCCAAGCACAGCGTCGGCCCACGGCAGATGAGATGCCATATCCTTTATAGCTAGAACGTGCGCGCCGCGCAGTTGCTCGAAGTCGAAGTCGGTAAGAGAGGGGCCACCGCCAACAACGGCGACCGGCTTGTCATCCCAGAATGGTTGCTTGATCTTGCCGTAACCTTCCATCGTACACCCCGCCAAAGTAAAAGGAGCGTGCGCCCGTCAGGTGCACGCTCCTTCTTTATCCTGCGTCGCTGTCAGAGCGCAATCGCGGTATCGACGCCACGATTGTACTGGAGGCGAAACTGGGCGAGCACAGCGAAGATGCGCAACTGGTTAATCAGGTCCGGGGGGTACAGCACATTGACGCGGTTCGGATCAGTCGGATCACGCTCCACGATCAGGTTCGCTTTGAACGCCACCGCATTCTCGACGCGACCAAGGTACTCATCGGCGCGGTACTGCGCGATCAGTTCCGCCTTGATGATCTTCGGCGTGACGATTGCCTGACCAGCACCGAAGCGCGTGCCGTCATCCGCCAGCTTGTGACGCGGGTACTTGCTGGTGATCGCGTGACGCTGCGAACGGAACAGCGCGGCGAGCGTCGCGAGCGTCGGCACCAATTCGTAGGCGTCGTCACCCTGACCATAAAGGTTCTTCTGGTACGTCGTGCTCTCACGCTTGATCGCCGGAATGCCATCCGCGTTGACGCCCTGCGTTGCGATGCCGACGCCGGAGAAGTCGTTGCACTGCTTCATGTCGAAGCGCTGATGCTTCGGCGCAGGCAAGCAACCTTCCAGTGCGAGCGTCTGCAACGGACGCGCCGGATCGTTCAGCAACGCGCGGGCAGACTTCGCAGCATAGGCCGCAGCCCATGACCACGACGGCGTCGGAGAATGCTTCTCGATGCCGAGTATCGACAGCACACCGCTATTGTTGGTCGGGCCGTAAGTAATCAAATCGGCATAGCCGAACTGATCGGAGCCAAGACCGCGACGCGCAGCGAAGACGTGACCGTAGAGTTGACGCAGCCAGCCCCAGCGGCCCTCATCGCCAAACCCGTATTCGGTTTCGATCAGCGAAAGGTTCGTGCTGTCGGTGTAGCCCATCGCGACGTACTCAT